GTATTACCCCTGAACTCACAGCTCCGGTTACTGTACCTGTTATAAAGGCACTGTCTCTGTAGGCTGCTCCGTCGTAGCCACCCCATCCTAGTCTATATAACACGTCACCATTTTGAACAGCAGTCGGTACAGCATATGTTCCCCTAGATCTACGCATTCCTAATCTAGCACCATCAGTAGCCGAACTGGTGTTATTTTGAAGATACAATGGTAATGAGTTCACAGTTGACGAAGCTACGATCAATTGTCCATTGATCAATGTAGAAGCAGCGCCTATTGTCATTCTTTCTAGTAAAGTACCGGCACTATTTGCAACATAAAAATCAAGTCTTCCTGGCACCCTGCCAGTAGTTACCGTGGCGCCGGTTTCTACCATTGATCTAATTGAGGCGGAAGTTGAATAATCACTACCGTCGTAACCTGTAAAATTTATTTTCGCAAGAGTATCGTCGGCTTGGACTGCTACTTCTAATCCTGCAGATTCTCTGGCCTTAGAAAATCTAAAATCTCTGCTATCTTGATTGTTATGTTGCTGAACCAATCTGTAAGCAGGCGAAGTAGAGTAGTCTTCAAGAATGTGAAATAATTGACCATCACTTCTTATTCTTAATCGCGGTGCGAAAGTATTTGTGACAGCTGATCTAGTCCAGAATTCAAAGTTACCTGGAGCTATAGATGATGTCGGTGATCCTTCAATTTTTGTAAAAAGACCAGCAACAGTGTCATATCCGTTAGTAACCTTTGCACTAGATATAACTGCACCTATTGTGTCACCATCTAACACATTTGATGGGGATGAATTATTTCCTCGAGCTCTTCTTAGATTAAGAAAAGAAGCCGATGTAGAGTCATTATGGAATTGATCTAATGCTATGGTCCGAAGATTTGTTTCATTGGTTATGAAGGTACCTTCACTGTAAAAATTCGAATCACCCTCAATAGTTACCGCAGTCTGAAAATTAACGGGGGTATCTACAACAATGGCACTAGATGTTGCAGAGGAGATTAAGTTAGTCTCAATGTTACCACTAACATTACCTGTTAGATCTCCAAAGAATCGTCCGCTGGTTGCATCTACCAACATAGTTGAATCATCTGCAAATACAGAACCTTTAACGTCACCTGTATGATATCCGACAGTATTACCGGATAAAGTGCCCGAAAAAATACCGGCAGTTAATGTGTCGGTGCTTGGATCATATATTAGGGCCGTATCTGTTCTTAAGATTTCATTACCAGTAGCAGTGTCAACGAATGTGATAAAGTGTCCAGCTGCGGTAGAATTAGTGGCGGTAAGTGCTACTGTGGTAGCTGTTGTAGCTGTTGTAGCAGTGTCTGCATTTCCTGTGACATTACCTGTGACATTACCTGTGACATTACCTGTGACATTAGAAAATACAGGTCCAACAATTCTGCCCAAAGTAGCATCTATGAGCAGAGTAGAATCTTCTGCTACTACGTTGCCTTTAAATACTCCGCCTATGGTACCGGTGTTAGTAGTCAGATCTAATGTAGCTGATATACTAGCACCTGCGTCATTATATGCGAAAGTTATACCACTGTGTGTGCCGTTGGCAAACAATCCTGCAGCAGCATCCTGTGCATTTTCATCAGTATAACCGGTAATTTGTATGCCACCTAGTGTGCTGCCATTACCAACATATAATTTTTGTTCATCAGTAACATACAACAGTTCGCCCTGAGCTAGGGCCTGTGTCATGGCTTGTCTTTGTACGTTTGTGCCTCTGCGAATCTGTAAGGGCATGTTTAAACTCCTGGATTATTCCTACTCATATATTTATGTCGCAGAGTCCAGAACATATAGCCAAAAAAATAGCACCCGAAGGTGCTATTTTTGCCCTTTTGTATAGCGCCTAGGGGCTGACGCTCAAATAGAACTATGTTCTAATCCACTGTAGGTCCGTTACCATTGCGGAACCCCACTTCACCACCTTCTGCTTGTATACGTGCTATAACATCTTCAAACAAGATAGGTGCGAAATCTGGAGTCTGTTCTACGCATACGCAGTGATAACGCACATCTATTTCATCACCGTACAACACAGCACCTGTTCTAGCATCAACACCGCGAGCTTTACGCACACGATTTGAGTGCAGGTGTCCGTGTATATTAACACCGAATCGACCCAAACTGGCTTCGTGTACGGGAATATGACTTAAGATCATACCGTTCATTACATGATAGGCACGTAATTCGCGGAAGTGTTGAGTATAATCCGTGTCTTTGAAAATATCGTGGTTACCACGGATCAACACCTTGTCGCCATTTAAACGATGCAAAATACTCAACGCTTTGCGGTTGATGACAACATCGCCCAAATGGTAGACCTTGTCAGTGGGATTTACACGTTCGTTCCACGCCTTAACCATGGCTTCGTCCATTTCTTCAGCAGAGTCCCAAGGGCGCAATTTAGTGCCATCGTCACGGGTAAAACGGCAAACACCCGTGTGTCCAAAGTGTGTGTCTGATACTAAAAATACGCTAGGCATCTTGTGCTCCTTTCTTTAAATTCTTCGTTTTTTCCAGGTGTAATCTACACCATCTGGACACTTGCCGTCGACAATGCTGTCTGCGCCAAATCGCCCTACTATTTCCATTCCGTTAACTGTGATGATAACGAACTCATCTACAGTCTTGGCCCATGTCATTGCTAGGGCTAGGGTTTCAAATTCTTGTGTTTTTGTTTTGCTTTTTGCTTCTATCATTGTTCTATTATAGCACCAAAAAGAAACCCTGTCAATCGAAATTAACAGGGTCTAGATGTTGTATTTTTACAACAGTTTAACATTCTAGATCAATGTTTTTACCTTTGTCTAGATCTAACCGTAGATTTCTTGCCACCCGTTCTGCAACAATCTGCTCGAAGTTTTTTCGTTCTACTAACTTACGATAATCTTCTTCTCGCTTTTCTTGCAGATTTCTTTGTTCCAGATTGTACTGTTGTATTTGATATCGTTGGATACTTGATATATTCATATGTCACCTTCCCTTTCTCTACGTGCTCTGCGTTCTGCGGCCAACATAAAAACTTTTTCGTTGTCATTGGCCCAGTTCTGTTGCAGAGGAATTCCATTGATAGAATGAGGTTCTTGTTCATCGTAGAGCCAACCCAAGGCCCGCATCATGCGATGCTTAACAAGTAGGTTTGGCGAACGAAACGCTTCGGTATCACGGAAGCCTAGCATCACACCAATTTCGCACACTGCCCCGCTACGACAAACACCAGCATGACAGTGAACAACTACATTCATGTGATTTTCAAATGCGTGTTGTAGCAGTCGAACAAGCTCATTAGCTTGCTCTTGACTGCACTTCATAGCTTCTTCCAACACTTCATCTTTTTCCTCAACATCCAAAAACTGAAATTGATGAACTTCTTTAAATTGATGTTTAGGAGTAGGAAAATCTCCAGGAGGATCACAAATTTGAATCAGCATAGAGTTTATGCCCGCATCGATGTGAAATCCTTTACGGATGTCGCTAAGTGCTACGTTTTGTATCCATGGATTCATATCATGCTCCTGTTATAGCAAAAATTTTATTGGCTAACACACGTTCTTTGGTATAGGCTTCAATTTCCCAAGGTTGATCATAGTAGCTTTTGCGTATGTGCTGACCCATCCAATAGTGTGTCTTGCAACTGCGACTGGGTTTGATCTGACCACGAGCATACTGTTTGACATGCACCATTTCGTGCGCCAAGGTAATGATCAGTCTTTCAAACTCTAGTCCAGAGTCAATGATCATAGTTAGAAATTTTGGCCCGGCCTTGTGAACCACACCTCGCATGCCTTCTTTACGAGACATGCCTCTTTCAGTCATGATCAACAGGGTAAAACGGCTACGGCTCAATCCCAGTTCTTTGGCAAAGAAGTTTGCGGAAGTTTCTATGATGTTTTTGGTAGGGCTGGTTCTACCTTCCATGATGATCTGCATATATGCCTTTGATAATTTGTATACTAGTATTATACTACATTTATCGATTTTTGTCAAGTGGTGCTCTCAGGTGGTAATGCTCCACCGTTTCTACATTACCAATGTAGTGTAATGCTTTTATACTATGAGAGCGGCGTGGCCCGGCCAGCAGGAATCGAACCCACATTCGCGA